AACAAACTTCCTCAGGGGTTCAAGGATCGCTTGAACAACGTGAAGAAGCATCACCCTTACGCTAAATTCGACAAACTCTAGTATGCCCGTAAAGAGCAAGAAACAGCCAACGTTGGCTAACTTATCCACCAGACAGATGAGACGCAAACCTATCGGAACTGAACATCTATTAGACATCAAACCTCTTACTGAATCACAACAGAGGGTGTTTGATGCATGGGAGAAATCTAAAAACTTATTCCTATTTGGATGTGCTGGTACTGGTAAGTCATTTATTACCATATATCTGGCACTTCGTGATATACTAGACGAGAAAACACCTTATGATAAGTTGTATATCGTCAGATCGTTAGTACCAACGAGAGAGATTGGTTTCCTACCAGGCGACCATGAGGATAAAGCAAACCTTTATCAGATACCATACAAGAACATGGTTAGGTTCATGTTCGAGATGCCTGATGACCCATCATTTGAAATGCTCTATGCTAACCTTAAAGCACAGGACACAATATCATTCTGGTCTACGAGTTTCATTCGTGGAACTACCATAGATAACAGTATAGTCTTAGTGGATGAATCAGAGAACTTAAACTTCCACGAACTAGACTCCATCATTACACGTCTAGGAGTTAATAGTAAGATTGTATTTGCAGGTGACGCTGCACAAACTGACTTGACAAAAGCCCATGAGAAAACTGGTATCATGGACTTTAAAAAGATTATTGATGACATGGATGAATTCGAGGGTATCGAATTTGGAATTGATGACATCGTTAGATCTGGTCTAGTCAAATCGTATTTGATTAGTAAGATGAACCTTGGACTTTAAGCACTTAAATTTACATAACTTTCCAGAGTTAAAAGCAACAACAACTAAACAGGGTAGGAGGTATCAGGTTGATGATACTTTCTACCCTTCTGTTACAACTGTGATCGGACATTCTAAAAAGAAGTCTATCATGGAATGGAGAAATAGAGTTGGTGAGGAAGAAGCAAATAAGGTAACAAAACGTGCAACAACACGTGGTAATAAGTGCCACAAACTTGCTGAGTTGTACCTCAAAAATGAAGATATTAGTAGGTATAAAGACGACCCACTATCCATGGGGTTATTTTACCAGATCAAACCCCACCTAGATAGTATTAACAATATACATGCTCTCGAAGCACCCCTTTCTAGTAAGGTGTTAAAGTTAGCAGGTCGAGTGGATTGTATTGCTGAGTATAAAGGAGAACTTGCGATAATAGATTTCAAAACATCAACTAAGACGAAACGTGAAGAGTGGATACACGACTACTTTGCACAAGAGACAGCTTATGCTATAATGTTTCAAGAGCTAACTGGTCTTATGGTCAAGAAGCTCGTAACCATTATCGCCTGCGAAACAGGCGAACCTCAATTATTTGAAATTTATGACAAGTTTAAGTATGCTCGCAAACTTAAAGGATACATTGATGCCTACCGAGAAGCATATGGCGAGTGGTAAGATAGATGATGTCTTTGAAGAAAACTTTATGACTGCTGCGAAGTTCTCAGTAGAAATAGAGAAGATAGTCAAAGATAGTAATCTCAATTATATCGAAGCTGTAGTACAGTTTTGCGAAGACAAGAATATAGAACTGGATGGAGTTAATAAACTGATCTCCAAACCATTAAAAGAGAAATTAAAATATGAGGCACAACGTCTCAATTTCATGAAGAGAACCTCTAGAGGTTTACTTAAACTATGAAGACTGTTCAATTTCCTAACTTAGGGATCATTGAAAAGAAGTTAAGTGAAGATGAAATGGATTACCTTTGGAAGTGTATTGATGAGAAAGGTAATGAATATAAATCTGCACTTGTTGGACACATAGAAAATAGTTACGAACTAGGTGGTGCTGATCATTTCTACGGAACAACTGTAGCACCAATGATCAATGAGTATCAGACAAAGTTTAGTAATCTTGGAGAGAAGATCCCTACCACATCTGGACATCCTTATGTTATGTCACAGTGGTGGGTGAACTATCAGAGAGAGACAGAATTTAATCCTATACACAACCACAATGGTGTGTATAGTTTTGTTATTTGGATGAAGATCCCTACGAATTATGCAGTGCAGAGAGATTATATGTTTAATGACAGTGCTGTATCCAACTTCGAGTTTCAGTACATTAACATTCTAGGAGACATGGAATCGTTTACTTATTATATGAGTGGACATATGGAAGGAACTATGGTATTATTTCCTAGTAAGTTAAAGCACCAAGTGTATCCGTTTTATAATTGTAAGGAGCAGAGGGTTAGCATAGCAGGTAACATTCATTTGAAGACATGACAGGATTTGAAGTATATAAGATGTATCTCGCTCTGAAACTTCATTTTACTTCCAATACCTATGACTATTTTCAATATGGTGGAAATGCTAAGGCATCACAGGTTTCTTTTGACCAAAGAAAAGATAAGTTCTTTTTTGTCAAACTCTCAAGGAAGTTCAAGGACTTCGAGCTACGCGAATTTTTTGTCTCTAATTTAATCGCAGAGGACAAGGTATATCCTGCAACTCTGGTTAGAGAAGGTGCTAAGAATTATTCTGAGTATACCAAACGCAAACAGGCTCTGAGTTATCACTTCAAGGAGGATGTGGCAACACTGCATGAGATGTGTAATAGGTTCGATGATCTATTCAAAGTTACATCAGTACACCCACCCTTGCTAAAAGCACATTTAGGTGGTAGAATATGTTTGGAGACACTTACCATATTCAATAAGATCTTCCAGTTCATCCCTCAGTTTGATAAACAAATCAAAGAGGAGATAGTCTGGACACCCTTAAAGACTAGGGTAGTGAAATACGACCCATTCCTAACAGTGGATTTGGGTAAATATAAGCAAATAGTAAAAGCACAGTACTTATGAGTAAATTCTTCAAATCTGAAATTGTTCAGAAAGAACTCGAAAAGATGCAAGAACTGTATCTGGAAATCAATCGCATGGGACTTATACTCAGTGTGGATGAGAAACGTGATCAACTTCAGAAGATGTTGGAACTCATAAATGTACAGCAGACTATGTACATGCGTGTTACATTATCTGAGGATCCTGACGCAAAACAGTTAGTTCAGCAAGTCAAACAGGCAGCAACCATGCTAGGTATGCCACCCTCTGACATAGGACCCCAGTTTTATGACACATTGAAGGAAAATGTACGCAAAATGATAGACCAATTACCTAAATAATTCCATGCCTTTATTAATCATCATCGGTGGATCCTCAGCAATCGGAGTTGCGATTGCACTTTACATACTTCGTAAGTATAATCCACATAACTGATGAAATTAACGCAAGAAGTAATAGACCAGATACAGGAAGCCATGAACCATACTAAGATGAATGGTGATGTAAACTGGCAAGATGATGACGAACTTGAAGTATGTCTCGGTGGCACATTTGCTGCAGACAAATTCATAACGATCATCAATCGTCGAACTAACCCTCGCCCGACAAAACAATGAGAATAGCCGTACTGTGTTCTGGAAATGGTTCAAATTTCGAGAACATTGTGCGAACGTGTAAGAATGACGAAGTTGTGTTGATGATCCATAACAAAAAGAAGTGTGGAGCAGCAAAGAGGGCAGATAAGTTCGGAATACCTCATTCTTACATTGAGTCGACAGATGAGATCAACATGATCCGACTTATTCAAGCATGGAATGTAGACCTGATAGTATTAGCAGGTTGGATGCGAATCGTTACAAAAGATTTCATTGAAGCATTTCGTGGTAGAATAATAAATGTACACCCCTCTCTCTTACCTAAGTATAAGGGGTTACATGCAATACAGCAAGCAATAGACGCAGGTGAAACTGAAACTGGTGCTACTGTACATTACGTAAACGAAGAACTTGATGGTGGTGAGATCATCATCCAGTCTAAAGTACCCATTCTACACAATGACGATATTAAATCACTCACGAAAGCCATACAGAGACGTGAGTACGCAATCCTACCAGAGGCTATTAAACATGTTAAGCACGAATTACAGAAACCGAATAGTGGATATCTGTTGCAGAATGATATCTACGGATGGGACGGTAGAATTAAGCGAAAGGATTTGGATGAACAAACTTTGCCAACACAATAAATCTGCGAATGCCCTAGCGGGTGCCTTATTATGTCCTGATTATATACCTCACGAATATGAGCAATGAAATTATTCCACTGTTCTCTACTCCCATATATAAAACCTCAGTAGAGGTTCCTGACGTAGATGCAGTACTGAAGACTATACCATACGAACCATATCCAGATAATAGCGGATACTCAAGTAAAGATACGAGGATATTAAATTCAGAACCTTTTCAAGCAATAAAATCAATAATTGATCAACACATGAGTATGTACTGTTTCGAGTTACTTAAACTCGCTAACTGTCGTATTGTACATTCTCAATCTTGGATTAACCTCCACAAACCAGGTAATTATTCACCGAAGCACTACCATAGTAACTCATGTTACAGTGGTGGTCTTTATCTTGATGTACCTGAGGGTAGTGGTGGGTTAGTATTCAATGCATCACATACACAGTCAACATACTGTACAAGTACGGTCAAACCACTCACGATGGAAGGTAACATCTTTAATGCTGACCGATGGGGATTTGATGTCAAGAAGGGAGATCTAATTCTCTTCCCTTCACACCTCATGCACGAGACTGATGTGAACAACACAAATAAGAACCGTTACATGGTGGCATTTAATTATTTCCTTGATGGAAAGATAGGAGATAACACACGTGTACTGAACATCAGAGTGACATGACGTTCATCGAGGAGTATCAACTCGATCCAAACCTTTGTGATGAATACCTTGAGGTATTCAAAAGAGCAGCATCAGTTGGACTATGCAAACCAGGCATATCATCTAATGGTCTCAACCGAAAGGTAAAAGCAAGTACAGATTTTTATCTAGGTGACGCTGACAAGATCGGTGCACCTTTTAGTCTTTGGGAAAGATACCATGATCAACTATGGAGATTTGTACAGGACTACATTTCAAAGTATCGGTTCATGGAGTTCGGTGGAAAGTTTGAACTGAGACACTTGCCTTTGATACAATGGTATAAACCTGGCGAAGGTTTTTACAAGTGGCACATAGATGCTGCACAAAAGGCATGTAGCGATAGAGCAATGGTCTATATGACATATCTCAATGATGTACCTGATGGTGGAACAATGTTCTATCACCAACATTATACGACCAGAGCTAAGAAGGGTAACACAGTGATATTCCCTGCAGGTTTCACACACCTACATAGAGGTGAGATAAGTGAAACAAATCATAAGTACATTATTACAGGATGGATATGGTGGGAATGAATAACCTCTGGAAAAATTACAGAGACGTATTATGGGAAACTTTTCCCGACTTCCAAAGACAACCGATCTGGGCAGACTGGACAGGTAAAAAAGGAACAAGACTTACAGCACAGGTATACACACATGAGCACTTTATTAAATCGAGGGAAGTGGACATCTGGGATGATACTACTTCCGTTTATAATAACATTCTTTACCCTAAAACTGGGAGTAACCTTCCCTGTTTTGGTATGGATCTTATGGGATTTAACGAAAATCG